CTTTGCAGATTCAATTCTCTCAACTTCTGAACGAAGTTTTGATTTTACAGCTGCTTCAAAAATTGTAGATGCTTTTTCCTTAAATTCTTCTGAAATTTCTTCACCATTAACTAGTGCAGAAACATCTTCTGATACATCAACTGACGCAAGACGGTCTTCCAAAGTAGATTCGTCAACTTTCGCAGACTCTTCTTCTTTTTCTTCCTCTTCTTTTGCCATCATTTTGTCGTAAGACGCTTTAAGGTCTCCAGCTTTCATGTTCTCCATTTCAGAGTACATTGCTTTCAACATTTCCGCTTTTGTCATCTTACCTTCTTCTAGTGATTCTGTTTCAGAATCGTCTGAAGTTTCAGTTTCTTCTTTGGTTGCACCGGCTTTAGGGTCTGCTGCTTTCTTTACTTTAGCAGAAGCCTTCTTTCCAGCACTGTCTTTTGATTCTGGATCAACGACAGGTTTACCCAAATCTTCAACATCACCTTCTTGTTTTTCCATTGAGTCACCTTTACCAGCAGTTGCGCCAGGTGCTTTTGCTTCTTCAAGCTCTGCACTGACTTCCGCCTCTAGTTCCTCAATTGTCTTGTCTAGTTCTGACATTGGGATTTTCTCCTTGGTTGTTTTATTAACATATTTATAATGATTAAAGTTTAGACAGAAATTTTGCGAATGCAAGTGCGGAAACATTAGTTTGTTTACGTCTTACAGACTCATTGATTTCATCATGGAGTTCGGCAATCTCAACTTCTTTGAGTATTCCGTTGTTCCAAATCCATTCCTTACCTTCCATAATCCCTTCAACAAAGGCTTGAGGTGCAGATGGGTCTGCAACAATATCTGCCGCAGTGGCAAGATAAAAATCGTCTTTCACATAATTAGCACCACTCTTAGATTCGATAGAACCCATGCCTCTTGAAGAGACACCAAGTTTACCACCATCTTTGATTAATGCTTTCGCTATTTCCCCCATTGGAGTAGAGAGCAGTTTCGCCTCACCAATAAAGTTCTTTCCATCAGCTTCCAGTTTAGTTATCATGTGCGATACCCTGTCAAGATTGACAGTAGGGCCTTCTGGATGACCCAGTTCCCCAAACGCACGACCTTCAGCAACAAATTCTTTGTTATAACGAGTGACTTCTTTTTGAAGTACACTCATTGGGTAGACACGACCGTTACGGTTTTTCATGTCTGCCTGCATAAAGATTCCACGAATCTTCATTTCTTTTTCACCGTCCTCTTTGGCTTCGGTGATGTATTCTACTTCTTGTATCTGTTCTGCTATTAGTTTCATATTAGAACCCCGATGCTACGATAGGAGTAATTTTGATATCGGATGCACCACGCATTCCAACTCCAATGTCTGTGTGAATAACGACACCAGCATTTGCACCGACTCTTACTGAACCTGTGTTACCGTCATCGCCTGCGTTTCTAATTGTAACTGCTCCCACTGAACCTGTGTTAAACACATAATGTGCAGTCACAGTTTTGCCCTTGGTAGTACCAGTTGCAAGTGCTTCTTCTGCTCCGATTATCTTCATTGTACTCTATCCCTAAATTGCTAGCATTTCTTTTTCAAAATAGTCCATAAGTGCCTTCTGCGGAACTTTGAACTTCTTGGAAACACTATTTATTGTTTTTTCAAAAGTATTTAGGAAATTATTAGGTTTCGCATCCATTTCCTTAAAAATAGCGTCAATAGCCTTTCTCATCGCTGGAGACAACTTCTTGTACTCCCTCGAATTCTTATGCTCATCTTTCTCTGGTAGTTCTTGTTTGAACTGTGAAAGAGTTTTACTCACTATCTTTTTCTACCTCTGAGTCTGAAATATGGTGTGTCACAAAAGTCTGTGCCACCTCTTGTCTTTTTGTCTCTAATGCATCTCCTACCTTAGAAGCAAGTGCATTATTAAAATGAGTCTCCGCTGCAAGGTTATCGCCTGATGCAATTGAACTTACAAAGTCCTTTACATTATCTACCATTATTTATCTCCTTTATTTGGGTCGTTATGTGCGAACATACCATCGTCATCACCTGTCATGTCACCACCTTCTTCATCTTTGAGTTGATTGTCAATTTCTTCAATCTCCTCATCAGACATTCTAAGGATTTGTTTCTTCACATATTCCTTAGAGAAGTATGTACCGACATATGATTCGACTTGTCCAAGCATGTCCAATCTGTCCCGAAGAATTTCTGCATTCTTCAGTTCTGTAAAATGTCCATCCTGTAGGAAGTCAAATTGAATATGTTCTTTGAAGTGATTCCACTCGTCTATTGCAATAACACCCTTTAGTAAAAGTTGTGTACGCAACATATCCAAGAACATAAG